CATTACTAGATGCACTTTTAACAGAAGTACCCCAAACATAATCACCATCAGCTAATGTAATTTTATCACATTGAACTAAATAATTAAGAGGTTGAGATTCTTTAGTACCAAGTGTCCAAGGTTGTTCTACTTCTTCAAGTATAATACCTGTAGTTGTACCTCCAGTTAAAGTTCTAGCAGCTTCAGTTACTAACACTGTAGCATCTGTACCAGTAATATTTACTAAAGGTGCAGCAGTAGCACTTGCATTTATGATAGCTTTTAAATCTGCAATAGTCTTAGCAGCAGCAGTTAAAGCAACAGAGATAGCAGAACCTGTAACAGTTACAGCAGCAGTAGCAGCAGCTACGTCAGTAATAGCAAAAGTAATTGCATTACCAGCAGTTCCTACATTATCAGCAGTAACAGTAACACCTGCATTAGAAGTTAATACTACAGAAGCAGCAGTACCATTCAAAGTTACATTTAATAATGGAATTTTTTCTCTTGACATGTTAAGTACTAAAGAAGCAGCCATAGCTTGATAAAACTGTTCAGCAGTCATACCTGTTGTAGCATGTACTACACCATGTTTAAAGTATTGGTCATCAAATGATATACTTCCCCATTCATAGAACTTAACTCTAGTTAAATAATCTTGTCCTGCAAGAGGAGCACCACCATTAACATTTGCATCTAAAGCTACAGTGTACTTATTAAGAGGTCTACTCATTTTAGTATACTTAAATGCCTGTGCTTGTGTAACATTAGCAAATGGAATAGAATCTGTTTTAACAGGACCATCTGCTCCTATATATTTTAAAAATAATTCAGTAGAGTTATTATCTACAGATATAGCACCTACACCTGTTGTCCCTAAAGAATTTGCGACAAATAAATGTCTTACTTGATTTTCTGAAAATGTTGCCATTTTTTAAATTTGGATTAAATTAAACAATTAATTATTTATTTTGGTAATTATAAACTTTAGTAGCTGTTTCTACAGCTCTTTTAAGTATTAACATATGTAATGATTCATGTAAAGCACATTCTGTTTCAACAGTAACACCATCTATTTCAGCATCTATTAAAGTATCTAATACAATTGGAGTAGGCATTGCAATATATCTCATTACATAAGTTCCTACAGTATATTTAGATATTAATTCTACTCTATTATCTGAGATATCTAACTTTAAAACTTGACTATCATTTGGTCCTCTAAAAGGATTCCTATAGGTTCTAAAGTAATCATCATGAGTTGTTGGTATAACTATAGCTGTAGAAGTAGTTCCGCTAGGTAATGTATCATCAACTAGAATAGCTTCTTCATAAGCTATAAACCATGCTTCTGAAGGTATGCTAAATAAATAAGAGTTATTAGCAGCTAACTTCTCAGAATGTGTATCAGCTAATATAACTGAATTTTTAAATGTTATTACTAATGTAGATAATGCTCTCCTAGCTTCTTCAGTACCTTCAAATGAAGTAGTATCTCCTGCTCCACCATAATAAGCTTGTATAACTTCTTTTTGAGCTTGTGTCAAAAATACTGACTTATCATATTCTGATAAGCCAGGAGCCATATTACTTAAAGCATTATCATACAATACATCAAATTGATTACTGAATTCAGCTGTAGTCATTATTCTTGTGATTTAAGATTTTTAATTTTAGCTTCTAACATCAATTTAGTTTCTTGATTCTTAGGTAAACTTAAAAATTTAGCAGCATTACTAATAGTTGGGTCATCATTATTATTACTAAGTGGTGAGTTATCACTAGCTAAGTACAAATAATCTCCTCTTTTCTTAATTAAATTAAACTCTAAAGCTTCAGATATTAATACTTTAATATTCAAATAAGGGTCTTGAGCTACTTGAACAAATAGTTTAGCATTAGCTTGGATAAGGTCATAAGCTTTACTTTGAATAAATTCTATATCAGATTTAGCACTAATTGGTCTACCATCTATAGTCTCTACAACTAATTTAAGTATTTTCTTTTCATCTTTAATTTTACCAAATATCATATAAGCTTGCATAGATGCAGTAAGATTCTTATTACTTTCTTTTGCTTCTTCTTTTTCAGCAATTAATACGAATTGATAAGTGGCTTTAGGACTATCATTTAAGGCAGTTAAATTAGGAGCAATAAAGTCTTTATTGGCTAATAATACCTTATATTTAATATAGTCAGTTGGGTCAGATAATTTTAAATAAGTTTCACCTTTAGTAAGTCTAATACTGAAATTATCCCAAAAATTATTCTGTTTTAAATATATAGATAAAGCATTAGGTTCTAATCCCATAGCTTCCTCAAGATAATTCTTTTCTGATGTTGTTAATACATTTACAAATGTATTGCTTGTTTCTAAGATAGGAACTGTAAATGTTCTTGTAGCATTTTCAGCTAAACCACCATAAAAAATATGTTTAGGATTAGTAATCATTCCTGATTCTCTAGGAATATGTCTTACTGTGATAACTTCATCCCTCAAACATGATATAGGTGCATCCATTTCAATAGTTTCACTTCTCTTAGTAATTCTTTTTTTGCTAGGTTCTACTATATCATTAGTAAAAACCTGTGTAGTTTCATTTAAATCTAAATCTAAATCTAAATCTTTTTTGTTTTTTTCTCCCTCTCCCATTTTGTTTTTTATTTTTTTATAAAAAGTAGGGGAGTATTAATCCCCTACTAATTAATTTTTTTATCTAAGAATAGATGGTATCAATGATATTGTTCTTGTAGCATCTAAGATAAATACACCACCAGTCCACATTTTATGGATAACAGCAGAATCTTCATCATGAGCCATATTAAAGTTATTTACTTCACCAGTAAAAGGATTTCTTAAACCCCAAATATAACCTCTAATATCATTTTGACCTTTAATTCTAGCTAACTGAATATTAGGTTGGTCAGTAGACCCAATATAAAGAATATCATATCTATATGATTCAGCTGGACCTCCATCAGGATGTTGAATTTTATTTCTAATTTCATCATCATATAATGAATCAACTTCTACTTTTACAGTAACCCCATTAGGTGCTCTAAATTCAGTGAACTGGAACCCAGCAGCTAAAGCATTTTGATGTAAAGGTGATTGAACTTTCTGAATCATTCCTAATGCATCAGCATTAATTTTGAATGCAGTCCATCCTGATACTTCATTTAATACTACTTTACTAAATTGAGCAGCACCTCTTTCCCCTGTTTTCATAATGAATACACGGTCATTTAAAGCTAATTTTGAAGAAGATAATTGATATAAAGCATCTTCAATTAATTTTAAACTGAATCTATTGTAATAGATAACATTAGATACTTCCATTTGTTCTCTTAAACCAGCACCTTGTTTAATAACATTACCTGATTTACCAAAGTTCAAATATTCACCATTTCTATTTCTATTACTTCTACCATACATAGTAACATTATTTTTTTCCTCAGAAAAAGTTGTTTCTACTTGGTAATCTACGTGGTGCATCCACATATTATCAACTACTTTCTTACCACTTTCATCTAAGAAAGGTATACCAATAGCTAATTTTTTGTTCAACATAGAACCAGGAACTTTATGTTTGATTCTAATTTGAGACCATTCATTTCTCATTGCAATTGGAGAGCTGAATCTTACATCACCTACACCTCTTGACATTTCTCTTTCTACTGGAGAGTATTCAACACTAAATCTTTTACCTAAGGTTAACTCATCAAAAGGCATACCAGTCATAACTCCACCCATAAGTTCAACCTTATAGACTGTATTAGAACCTTCTGCTTTACCTTCAGCAAGCAATCTCAATGGGTAAACTTCATTCTTTTCCCCTACAATAACATTACCATCAGCAAACCAATCCTCGTTAAATACTAAGTAAAAAGGTTCACCTGCAACACCAGCATTACCTGAAGTGATAACATTACCATTTTGGTCTCTAGCTTCTACTAAAGGAATATTTCTTCTTGAGCTACCAATAACATCCCAAGTATATTCCTCATCTGTATCAAATTCCTTAATAGGGAATTGAGAAAGATAAGTTTCAAGAGATTTACCTCTTTGTAATGCTAACAACTGAACCATTAAGTTAGTTGCTTTCTGTGGTGCTCTTTGGAATATAGCTCCTAAGTGATTGTCTTTAGTAAGACCTTTCCAGTGGCTGAAACCGTAAGTTTGGAATCTTCCTAATTGTGCCATTTCTTATTAATTTTTTTAATCTTGTTTATAAAATACTTTATTATTATACGTCTAATCTTAGACCTATATGTTTCTCTTTATCTTCAATACCTCCTACAAACTCTAAGTTACCATTAGATAAACTGCTATTATTGATAAGAGTATGCTCAAATTCTTTCATACTCTTTCTATTCTCAGCTTTAACAGCACCTTTAATTAAGTTATCCATATTTTTAAACCCATCAGTAAGGGTAAAAATAACAGCTACTTTATGAAGGAAATCAGATTTATTTTCTTTTTGATACTTTTGAATAGCTGTATAGTAATTACCTTCTTCATCTTTAAAAATAGGTTTACTAGCATTATCAAATATTCTCTTTCTTGTATCTTTATTAAGTACTATATCAGAGAAAGGCTTCTCTGTTTCTAATATCTTTTTTTCTAGCTCAGCAGCTTCTTTTTTAATAGCTTTCTTTTCATTTTCTACTTCAGTTCTAGCTGCTTTAATAGTATCTTCATACTTACCAACAAAATGTTCTTTATTACTTACTAATGCTTCTAAAGCATCTTCAATATCAGAACCTGAAGCTATTGATTTATTTACTTGCTTTTGTGCTCTTTCTTCTGAGAATCCTTTATTAATATAATCTTGAAATATTAATTGTCCTCTAAGTTTAGTAGCTTGCTCAGTTTCTTCAGAAATAAACTCTTCAGTTAAACCATTTAAATAACTAATAGTATTCTCAAAATATTTAATCTCTGAGGTTTCTACTCCACTATCAAGAGCATCTTTAATTCTTTTTTGTGATTCTTCTAGTTTAGACTCTACTTGCTTCTCCATAGCTGTAACAAAAGTTTCAGCATCAGTAACTGTCTTTAAGAAATCATCATCAAGGTCAGGTAGGACACCTTCATCTTTTAAAGCTTTAGCAAGAGAAGAGTAGGTGTTGGGAGAAGCACTTTGTTTATCTTTATCTTTCTCAAGATTGGTGTCCTCCTTGTCCTTGTTGTCTTTATCTTCACTAACTACGCTCTCTGATGTTGGGAATAAATTATTCTCATCCACCTCATTAGTTTCTATCTTTTTATCTTTATCTTCATCAGAATTATCTACTTTATCTTTATCTTCAAACCCTAATTCAGTTTCATCCATAAAGATATTTTCAATATCTAATTCATCAATTTTATCAAATCCTGGCATAAATTGTTCTCCCTTTTTAATTTATTAAACAAAGATATGTAAAAAACTTAATATATGCAAATCATTAAGTTTTTTACTTATACTTTGAAATTATTTATAATACTAATTTTACTCTAAAGTTATAAAAACTTTCTCAGTCTTAATAGCTTCTGTTATTAATTGATTCAACTTATCTGAAGCAACTCTTGATGTAGTTAACTTACCTTTTGCAGTATTATTACCTACTAAAATACAACCTTCTGTATCTTCAGCATCATTACCTGAATGTATTCTAACTCCTGCAAAGGAAGGTACATTAATAAGTAAAGGTAATACTCTTTTAAAATGATTAGAGTAAGTCATAGTTACTTCATATTTTCCAAAAGGAATACATGTTTTACTAAATACTTTAGCTTCATTATTATCAAACTTACCATCTTTATTAATATCTCTGTTAGTATCTTCTAAGGTATCACAGAAATAAACTCCATTTATACTAAGTTTACCTATAGTATAATCAGGAGCTAAATATATTCTTTTAACTAATAGTTCCATATTATTTTGTTGTTAGTTCAGCTAATAAAGGTGAGTATCTTGGGTCAATTGATGTATTTTTTAAATCTTCAACATCAATAAGAATAAGTTTAATCACATATTCTTTATCCATATCTTTCTCATACTCTTTCATTAACTCTGTATGTTTCTCT